AAGATATGCAATTGCATAGTACTCAGGATCAAGCATCCAGACATCACGGCTACGCTGGAAGCGGTTAGGGACAACGGCCATTTCACCAAAGTCACTAACGTACACGTCCATGCCACCAATGATGCGCTGATCATTGGCTTCAATGCGGTTAGACGCACCACCCGCCGCACCGACACCAACGAAGCTAGAGAACGTCTGCTTCTGCGAAGGAGCCATCATCAAATACTTGATGTCAGCACCATTGTCAAACGCAGTAAGGATAGACGCTTTCAGCAGCGTTTCAGTAAAGGTACGAGCCGTACCATCGGTACGAGCCGCGCCGTTACCAGCACCTGAACCACCAGTACCAGCACTGACGTTGGTCGATACCCAAGAAGTAAGCGAACCAAGCTTACGAACAGTCGTGTCCGCAGCCATTGCCGTCTTAGCCTGATTAACACCAACATATGCACGTTCCATATCACGCTTAAGTTCTTTAGCGCGTTTGGACATCTGGTACGCAAGCTCTTCTTTACGACCAGCTTTGGATACAGCATCCAGAGTACCAGAGACAAGCGTCGTCTTCAGGCTAATCTGACAGATGTTACCAAGGCGAGTCGTAGGGGTCGGCTCAGCAGCAGCAAGCGTCACACCCTCTTCATGGTGGTTATTGCCAGCGGCTGCAAGAGCATCCGTCTGCCATTCGTGGTTAACTGCAACCGCATCTTCGCGTCCGCCCATAGACATAAAGGGCGTTTCGGTCGGGGAGATATCGTAGATAACATTCTCAAGGTCTTCACGAAGACCCTTCGCTGAGAATGTAACAAACACACCGGCTGGCTGTGCCATAATTTAGTTCCTTCTAAGGTTAAGAGATAAAGTCCAGAAAAACATTTGCAGCATCACGTTGATTACCTGTTTTCGACAATCTCTCTCGCTTAGCCTGAACTGTCCGACGAGAGCGTTGAGCTTTTGTCTGGGGAGTTCCGGCTTTGACGACTTTAGGAGCAGACTTAGATTTCTTAGCTGGGGTTTTGGAAACCTTATCCTGCATCATAGCTTTATGCAGCACTAAGATTACACGGTGGTCAGCTATTCCATCAATATCCTGTGGAGAAAATCCTAAGTTAAGGGCGTAGTTACGTACTTCGTCCTTGAAGTTAGAACCTGGTTCAGTATATTCGGGCAGGGCTTTAGAGAGAAGTTCAGCTTCTTTCTGAAGTTTCTCCTGTAGCATCTGTCCCATATCTGTTTCATTCTGCTGCTGAACGCGCACACGCTCGTTCTGCAATTCAGAAATCTTCTCCTTAGCTTCTTGGTACTCAAGACGCTTCTCCATGTATTCCATAGGATCAGTGTCTTTAAGATCAGCCCAGTTTATATCTGCATAGCGAGATAGCTCTGCATTCTGGTTCTGGGCCATGTTACCTAGAAGCTGAGAATACTGTTCACGCTCTTGTGTAACAGCTTGGAGATTAGCTTCATAAGCTTTTCTCTGCTCCGCTAGAGATTGCGATTTACGGGTATAGTCCGCTTGCCGCTGGTAACCGTTCCGTAGCTCTTCAAGATTAACCTCTACTTCTTCACCATCAACTTTAACAGTGTAGCTGGGGGAGGTTTCTGTCTCAACTACTTCTTCGTCTACCTCGTAGTCACTTTCCTCATATTCTGTTTCATCTTCCGTCGCTTCATATTCCTCTTCAGCGGCTTCTGTTTCATACTCTTCAGACTCTGAGGGTTCTTCGATAGTTTGCTCTGGATTGGTGTCTTCATCACTTCCAAACATGACATCGAACATATTAAGCTCTGGCTCGGTGACTTCCCCTTCGGGATTGGTCTGTGCCTCACTCATTTGTAGTTACCTTTCTGTGTTCTCAATTTTGTGATCGTCTATAACAGCTTTTAGATCATCTACAATAGAGCCTAAAGCTTGCAATTTCATCCAGCATGTTTCTCGTTCTTCTAAAGATTGAGACATGCTCCATTGAATTACTAGATCGTTATTAAGCCTTTCCAAGGTAAGTTTAAAAGCTTCGTTATTTAAAATTAAACCAGCTTGGTTTGCTTGTTCTTTAGAGTTCATTTGTGTTTCTGAATAGTCCCATCGGTTCCGGCATATTTAGAATTACCGAAGATGTTCCCACCCATGCGATTACCACTCCCTTTGGAAGGCTCCGTGTTACCACCTTTAGAGGGGACAGGACGGTTACCAACTTTTCCCATTTTAGGGCTAGCATATTCTTTCATAATGTTTCCTTTGTTACCATTTTTTGCACGACCAATATCGTGCGCTAAGTTTACCGGGAGGACTAGTATCGCATTTATGTCTAGCCCTAAAACTCTTTCTACGCTTAGGCTGCTCTTTTTTTATAGTCATGTTAGGATCACCAAAGCGCACTAGCTTTATGGAGTCTCCTTGTTTTGCCAATACTGCAAACTTTTTACTCTTACCTGAAGTTCTCTTAGGTTTGTTATACCCTGAGAACTTTTCACCTCTGTATGTAATCATGTCTTTATGATAAAATTTATAGGCTGTAGTTTAATTTTATCTGTTCCTGCTTCAGCACTGGCAGTAACGGCTGTGCCTAAGACAAAGCTGGTTCCTACACCTACAGGAGAAAATGTTCTGAAATCAGGTACTAAGAAATCTGAACCACTTGTACCAAAGACGTTGCCTATAATATTATACAGAGCAGAGTAGGTAGAAGTAGAAAATGCAGAACCGTTACAGAGGAGCCAATCGTTAATACCACTGATAGTCTGTGTGCTAGGTATGCTGTTAGATGCATACATGATGACAGAACCTACAGGGAAACCTAGTTTGTTCATCTGTGCGGAAGTCTGGGTAACAGCAGTAGTTGCAAGGCCAGGAAATTGCGTTTGAAGAACAGACTTGACCAAGCGAAGATGGTCGTCACCCTCAGATAAGGGATCACTAGCAGAGGGGTTTGAAGAGTTAAGTTGGCTAATATAACTAGCAGATTCTACAGTCATGTCTTACTCCGTTAAACTTATTTTAGCACTTTTATACTTAATTGTCAAAGAAATTCTAATCACGGTTATTTGTTCTGAACCGGACGTGTTAGTTTCCACACCTTTTCGACAACTGGTCGGGGAGTGGCTTGCATATCGACAAAGAACTTGTGCACTTTTTCACCCGGCATTGGGTTAGTTACCACGCCGAAACGTCGTTTCACTTCTGCTTTCAGTTCAGGATCGCGCATTGTATCCATGAACGCTTTGCGGAGGATGCTAACGTCAGCAGGTCGGGCACGGGGTGACGCCAATATTGGGCGCGACAGTACGTCAATGCCGAAAACAAACTGCGCCATCTGACGCTGCTCTTCGGTCTTCAGCAGACCTGACAACGCCGTTGCTTGATCGAACATCTTGGCTTTGCGGTTGATGTCTAGCTGAACGACCGAACTCAGGTTCCCGGATTTCCAGTGCTGTGCGTAGCTGCTGCGGATCGAGGACTCAAAGAAACCACAAGCGCCGTGAATTTCACCAGCTTGCATTGCTCTCATCGCCTTGCGTGTACCACGGTATCCCTGAATTACTTTAATGTTTGCGCCCAACACGTTCTTTAAGAACAGCGGGTAGGTACTCATCGTGCTATTGGGGCTGGCTGATCCAAAGATAATTGGATTTTTTGCAGCCTTTAGATCATCAAATGTCTTTATCTTCTGACCTGCGCCTTTCCAAACACCGCAAGAATTTACGTCCGTGTACATATTGCCGATGTATTTAAATTCAGTTGGTTTGAACCGAATTTTCCGCTTGCCGTATACAGCCATCTGCATGACCGCCGGATGAAAAAACGCTACATCCATCCGCGTTGCAGGAACAGCGCGATACATGTAACCGACAAGTTTTGCAGTGCCAGCGCCCGGTTTATTTATAACCACGACATCAGGATTGCCGGGTAGATGGCGACTAAAATATTTTGCAAACACTCTTGCAGAAGCGTCGTATCCACCACCTGGACTAAATCCAACCCAAACGTTGACAGGCTGCTTGGCAGTTGCAGCGCAAGCGGCCAATAGGAAAGGAGCTAGAAGTGTACCGAGTAGATATTTTTTCAATGTCTTGCCTTAGTGTATGCCAACGCGTTGCAATAGGCGGCGTTGACTGGTTGGAAAATTTGTGCGAGCGTGCTGTGTGCAGCGGTTGTCCCAGACGATGAGATCGCCGGGCCGCCATTTGTGCTGGTATGTTGGTGTTTCCTCAATCCATTTTAAAATATCGTGGAGATAGCAATCGACGCAGATGTCCGTTTCATGCGCTTTGCCAAATTTCTCAATTTCTTTTGAATGCAGACGGTTCAAATAGATTAGCTCGCGACCTGTCTCAGGATGTGTCTGAACTATGGGGTGCCGCGCCGATAACTTGATGCCATCAAACCTCCGCGTGTAGCTGAACAATGCCGTCCGACCGTTTTTCTTCAGGCGATCACGGTCTTGATAAATTTCTGGCTGGTTGAAAACGTCGTACATGTTGACAAACAACGTATCGCCGCCTTCGTCAGGAACTTCGACGCTGTACAACGCTGTCGCCTTAAGTGGCTTTTGCTTAAACGAACTGTCGCTATGGAAAGGAACCGGGCCATTTGATAAAGAACCGCCTTGGACGTTGCCGATAAGCATAACCTCTGGCAGTCCATCAATCCGTTTTTTGTCCTGTACGCTAGGCGTTCCGAATACTTTAGAAAACTCAACTTGATCTGTTTCCGTTAGTTCCTGATCCCGAAAGACAAGAACCAGATGCTCCAACCATGCCGCGTAGAGCGTGGATCGGTCACAAGAATCGAGAGGTTTCGACAGGTTAATATCAAGCACCTCTGCCCCAAGGCTATCGTGGAGTTTCTCAATACGCATTGATCTCAACTAGCGCGTATGCAATTGCGGGGAGTGGGTGGTATTCGGTGCGGTCTGCGTTAGCATAACCACTGTCATATTGACCCAGCCGTGCAATCTCGCGATCCTTTTCCCGGCCTGTTAGATCGGTTCGACGCTCAATCAAATCGTCGTACAGACATTCGCGGCAGTAGTTACCAATGACAGGAGCATGGTACTCGTCGCACTCTTTCTCACGCAAGTCTTGGAGTGCTGTAGGCAACGCCTCTAGCTGTTCAAATCGCCCGGTAATTATTTCTCCCAGCGGTCGCCAAACCTGCTCGACCCATTCCGCTGGATCAGTCGGAGCCATGAAATTGATAGCAGTCTCTAGCGTAGGATGTCCAGCGACAAAAGTCAGCACATCCCGATTGAATAATCGGTCGCGGATGTCCGCGAGAGTAACGGGGTACACGTCAAAAGCAAACCCCTCTAGCGAGGAGCCGCGCACGACGGCATCAGGCTCAACGCTGTCAAGCATCGCTGCCTGTTTTTCCCAGCGCGGTATTAGAACCCCGGCATTAAATGTCCGCTCAAAGCCAATTCGCACAGGCTCTAGCTGCTCAGCGTGTTCCGGCAGCGTCCCGGTTTCTTCCCAGAACGTAAAATCGCGGACGTTAGTTTTTAGCCAATCGACCATCGCCAGCGCGGCAGTTCGTTTGCGGTCCTGTATTTCAAAACTTTCAGTGAAGCGATACACATGGATTTCGTGGTCAGTTTCGGCGAGATAGCGCCACAGGGAATACGTACTGTTGATACCCCCAGAAAAAGGTATAAGAATTTTCACACTATTCCCCCGTTAAATGTGCCGGAACCAGACGTACTGACAGTTGCCCCTTGCTTCACTACTGAACTTCCACCTGCTGCGCCAAGCCCTCCGGCACCGCCACCCTGAGCAGCACCGACAAGAGGACAATCAACAACACTAGGGTTACTTCCGGTAGCACCTGCCGTTCCCGCATTTCCCGCTGCGCCTAAACCACCCGCAGACCCAGCAGTGCCATCAGCGCCCGACGCTCCATAGACGAGCGGAAGGTTGCAACTGTAGCCCTTACCGCCAGCAACAACTGTCCGCCTAGTTCCACCAAGACCACCTTTACCAAAACCACCGCCGCCTCCACGTCCGCCGCTTACCGTTCCATCATTGTCTATAAGGTAAGCACCTGAGCCAGAACTCAAGTCGGCATGGAAAAAGATGCCTTGACCGCCAACTCCGCCCGCTGACCCTGCTGATCCAGCACTTGAACCGTTTGCGCCTTGGCTTCCTGTAACGCCAGTTACTGATGCACCACTGGCGACATTAATTGTAAGATCGCTATTATTATTCAATGCGCCTGTACGAATAGCCGGGTTGCCTGACGTGGCTGTGACAGCAACGCTAGACAATATATTCACAATAATTGCAGTGGTGTCGGTGTTTTCGTCATATCCAGCCGCTTGTGCTAAGGTAAGTATATTTACATTTGTTGTATTTGATGAAATGTTAATAATAAAACCACCTGCGGCCCCCACTGCACCGCCTTGGGCAATTGGCATAAACATCTTATTGAAGCGCCTTAACTGTCAGCACTGAAAAAGTTGCTGCTCCATCGTTATACCGTGTGATGTACATAAAAAATTCATGACCGTCCGTGGTGGTTAGATCGTCACCGTCCACTTGTGTAAAACCAGACGTAGCGATGGCACCCGCACTTGCATTGTTTTTGTACAAAATAACCATTGTGCAGTTAAAAGCAGGAGGGGCCAATATGTGAGCGCCGCCGTTTGTAGCGTGTTGAAAATTAGAAGTCTGGGGATTAGGCGTAAATGTGCCGGACGCTTTTGTGCCAGCATCGGATGCTGCACTAGTATAACCAGCAGTTAGCTCATCTGTAGTGTCAGACCTGACAATATCAGCATCAAACGCTTCTACATTAGTGCCAATGACCAGACCTAGGTTTGTACGAGCAGCTGCTGCTGTACTAGCCCCTGTGCCGCCCTGTGCTACGGTAAGATCGGTTGTAAGACCCGTGATAGATGTGATATCACTATTGGCCCCTGCGGCAGCTACGTCTGTACCAATTACCAAACCCAAGGAAGTTCGTGCAGCACTGGCGCTGGTAGCGTTTGTACCACCATTGGCTATTGGTAATGTACCTGTTATCTCACTAGCAGCTACTGCTCCCCATTCAGGATCAGTACCGTCAGAGCGGAGTACGGTATTGTTTGCACCTATGGCAAGCCTACCAAGGGCTGAAGCACCCTTGGCAATTATATCACCGCGAGTGGTAGTAGGATCACTGATGCCACCCAACGCAGCAAGAGCAGCACTAGCACTGGTCTGCCCAGTACCGCCCTTGGTAATTGGGATTGTTGCTGTGCTGACCACCACAGAACCTGTAGACTGATTAACAGCTATGGGGCTGGTAGCGGTGATGCTAGCGACACCTGACAATGCAGAGGCCAATGTTGACTTACGTACCTTGTTGGTCGTACCAGCACTGATGTCTACAATGGCAAGAACATCATCGTCTGACAGTTCTGACTCTGAAAGTTCTGTAAGATCAGTGATCTTTTTGTTAGTAGCCATTTAACCCTCCAAGAAGGTAAAATTAACCGTTGCTGTACCAATGGTAGCTACTTTTTCACCGTCAGATGCAGTAGGAGAGCTATCACCCCTAATGACAAAGCAGTCTGAATCTGCTGGTGCTATCAAGGTACCCGCTGCCGTGGCCGTAGGGTTACCGTTGATGACAATGTTTACATTAGCACTCGTAGCGATCCTGACAATGGTGCAACCAAACGGAGCGCGTCCGCTCTGTCCGCTTGTGCCACTGCTGCTCACGTTTGCACTGCTAATAATTCTAGAAGCAATATAATTTTGGTATGCCATAGTCTAAGCCTTTATGTTTTTGTCGGAGTTCATTTCAAATCCAAGCTCAATACCCTTAAGCTTAAGCTCTTCGCGTTTCATAGCCATGTCGTGTTCAACTTCAACACGTTCTAGTTCTAGTTTGGCAGCTTTAATTTCAAGCTCCTTAGCTTTTACTTCAGCTTCTAGCTGGCTAGCCTGTGCCTGTGTGAGCATAGCCTGTGCTTGCGCCTGTGCTAGCTGTTCCTGTGGGCTAGGCTGCTTAGGCTGTGGCGGAGGCGGCTGAGTTACAAACTTGTCTACATTTTTGATGCCCATCTCGTCGGCAATTTCTTTGACCAAGTTATAGACATTATCCGCTTGGACAATTCCTTCCGTCTTGTCGCCTACTTTTTCAATCAAGCTGGCAAAGTTGCTAATGTTCTGTAGCCTGATATCCTGATCTCCGTAACCTACACCTACTTCTATGCTAACATCCAAGTCTTCCCGCCAACTGGACGGATCAATCTCTGTATAGGTATTGTTAAATCTGACTACTTTCTTACGATTCTCATAGCGCTGGATAAGATTGTATATCTGCTTAAACATGTTGCGAACACCAGTGTCTGCAAATATCCTGGCGATAAGCTCCAAGCGCCCCTGAGAGTTCGTCATAGCGGCGGTAACAGCACCCGTGGTCACATGTGTCTTCAGTACGTCTGCTGAAAGACCTTGCGTCTGTGGGTTGACCCCTGTGCGTCCCGTCTTGATAGCGTCCCAATATTCAAGCATCTGGAACGCTGCTGGCTGCAAAGCGGGGGTCTGGATAGGTTGGAGAGCGTTCAGGCTACGTGTACGGACAATGCCACCGGGACGGCTGGTCAGCAAGTCGTCTACGTTGACCTGTCCTTCAACGATCTGGAACCTGCCATTGTTTGCCAAGTACATATTGTCTAGCAGGTTGCGCGTCAGGGTAGACCTGATTAACTGAATGTCCTGTACCGTTTCTGCTACACTAAGCCCGTAGAACTTATGCGGGATCGGAATAGGACAGACAGAGCTGAACGGGATGTAGTCAATAGGCTCACAGTCTAGTACTTCTGAACCACTGCTAAGAATCCTGTGCAGGACACTTATACCAGACCCGTCCATGTCAAGCTTCATGTACGATTCGTTAACCATCACCAAGACTTCAGAGTCAACTGCTGCTTGGTTAGGGTACGCATTAGTAGAGTCATAAGAATGACGCGCCATGTACTCTTGGCTAGTCGTTACATCGTCTGCCCCACTAGTATAGCCGGGCAAGCTATCTACCAAGTCTGCGTCATAGCCCATTGCTATAAGATCAGACCTAGACTTGTGCGAACGGTGACAAATAAAGCGTGCATCTTCCAGAGTCTTAGCACCACGGTCAATTAGAAACTCTTCTGGTGGTACGTTTTCTATAGTTACCTTGCCGTCCATAGTAGTTCTAGCATAGGTAACATCGTGAGATATTTCTTCCATTTCCATAGTCTCTCCCTGCATAGGAGCAGGAATGTCTATGATATTTACTGTTTCTTCGTGTTCGATAATCTCTAGTTCTTCGTCCTGTTCAAGAAGGTTAAACTCCTGATCAGTCAGGTTCTCATAGGACTCAGTTGTGGTCTTTTCTACGTCTTCCCAGTAGTGCTTGACCACCCCGACCTTTTGCATCAGGGCATCGAGGAACATATTATACAGGATCATAAATCCATCGTTCTGCTTGTAGAACACATGGTTTACGTAATTAGTGGCTTGCTCTGCTGTTTCTACATCTTCCGGTCCTTCGGGGATGTACTTTACAACCTTGTCCCCAGCGGTGAAGATACGCATCAAGCTAGGCATCATCCACATCAGGGTGTCTTGAACATCGGTGACAACTACTTGGCTACGACCATCTTCCTCGTTGCCAAAGGGTTCACCATAGAAATACTCCATAGCAGTAGCTTGCTGGGCGCTAATCTCAGAGTCTAGATAGTCTGAACTACCATTGATCTCGCTATCTACCAGCGATAGGATTTCCTGATCGTCTAGTTCTCTAGCCACAATACTAAGCCTTTTTCTTTTTCTTGGGAAATCCAGCTTTCATGCTAGCGTAGGCTTTGGGAGTAATCGTGCTTTTCTTTTTGGACCGAGAAGTCCCTGCTTTTTTACGTTTGTTCATGTTGGCATACAAGCTCATCAGACTATCCCTACGTTTGAATATTTTATTTCGGTATCGTAACTATATTTACGGTACATAGATTTATTTTTTAGCTGCTCTCCAAAACGTCCTACACTGAGCGCTGCATAGCGCATCGAGCTTAGAAGGTCGTCTTTGATAGCAACCACTTTTCCATTTTTCCTGTGATAGAGCCTAAGCTCTTCAAGAGTTTCTTGACAGGACTCAAAAATTTGTAACCGACCAGTTTCAAAGCGTTGCAGAAGCTCGCTGATCCCCGCTTCAATAGAGTTGTTACCTTTACCACTTCCACTGTCTCCTTCTGCTGGCGGGTTGCTAAAATGACTAACCAGCATACAGACACCTAAGTCCCTGTACTGCTGTGCTAGCTGTATCCCAGACCCCTTATCGTGCTGTAGACCATCGTGCGGGAAGGCTACGGGGATACCAGGAGTCCTGGCGTTTACCACAGCGGCGTGTGTCAATGGTGTTTCCTTTGACCGCCTGTATTCGTCATAGACATAAATTATGTCGTCATCTGCATCATAGGCCACCCAAGTGACGGCTGTTGGATGATCGAAACCAAAGTCAATTGCTGCCAACCTAGGAAAATGTTCTGGAAGGTCAAAATCTTCACAGACTACATCTTCTTCACTGACCGGATAGACAAGCCCTGAGCCAAACACAGGGATACCCTTGGAACGCATGTCTCGTTCCGCTGGGCTATAGACTGCTAGCAACTGTTCCTTGGTCTTCTCATCAAGGTGATCTACATCGTCCCACGTAGCCGTGGTTATGCTCTGCCCCGGTTTAAGGTCATTCAGGAACGCACTGACCACGTTGGTCATCCCACGCTCAGGGGTGAACGTCATGTAGACTATACCATTGGTATCAGCTGTTCTGGTGATGCACTGACTAAAGATTTCCTGCTTAGGTTCCTCATCCAGCCAGACAACATCTATGGCCTCGCCCATGAACTTCTCAAAACCCTGCTCATAGGCCTTGAAGCTGATCTGGGAGTTACCCCCCGATTTGTGCAGGACCAATACACTGCTGAATGCATTGGGAACACCGGGTTTGCGCGTGGTTTCTACAATATTGGCTAATGGTACAGCGCCCGTTCCCTTAAGACTAGGGTCTTGGGGATTACCAAAGAGTTCCTTCTGGATGATGTCTCTGGTGGTATCGTTGGATTCACCAGCTGCCCAGACACGCACTGGTTTATTGAACCTGCGTCCTTGCCACCAATCGGGATAATCACCTGTAAGATGGTATGCCGTTTCTACAGCACCACAGTAGGTTTTACCTACCCGGTTAGCCGCCATCAGGATGCGCTGTGCGCCAGTATTGCCCTCCATGTGGAACTTAGTCTGGTAGTCGTAGGGCTTGTACTGCTTGATCCTGGTTGTTACCTGTCGATGCTCTTTCTCGCGCAGAAGCTCTAGGACAGCTGATTTATCCACCGATTTTAACTACATTGCTCAGCAAGGCTATCTGTGCATCTAGCTCGTCGTCAGACAGCTCATTGATCTCTTTGACCGTAGTTTCCTGCTTGTGGACTGCGTCGTAACCTGCCCTAGACAAAATGTCCCTTGCAGCATTGAGCCTAACGTTCTCTGAGTCAGCTTCGCGCATCAGCTTCTCTAGGACAGCTACGGCCAAGGTAGCAGTCTCACCGACCTTCTCCTTGATCCGCTTTTCAATGTGGAGCCAAAGGTGACGCTGGAGCCGCTTGGAGCGGTTCTTTGCCAAGCTTTTTCCCTGGTTGCATCTATAACCAGAAGCTTGGAAAGCCTCTAAAGGCTCACGGTGATTGTCTACTAGTTCTACAACAAAGCTAGCCTCTTTTTCAGTTAGCACTTTGTCTATAGGTTTAGGTTCTTCATAGCTAGCAAACTTGGTAGACAATGTAAACCTCCTAGGTTGTACTGTCATTATATCAAACTTTACTTGGTGTGTCAATGGTGAACATTGGAGATATTTGAACATCTCCCCCTGAATGAACGTATTGAACATATAGTAACACGCACCCCCATGGGGGGTCACCCTTGTTCTCGTTTTGTTCCTGTTCGCGGTTTGTTCTTGGTTTGTTCCAAGGTTGAAGAACAAAACGTGAACAAAGGTGGAACAATGTTGTTCACGGTTTGTTCTCGCGCCGGCCACTCGATCGCGTGTAGACACACGGGGTAATGCGTGCACCTACACTGGTACAATGTGTGCACATGCACGCAATATTGTGTGCACCTACACATTGTTTCAAGGTTGTTTCACATTGGAATAATTCCAGAGTGAGGGAGAGGGTGCGTGTTGGATATAGTTTCATATGAAAACATTACGTAATCAAAATGATATGTGGTAAATATGTCACACTGTATCCAGGAAGACACACGTGTCTATAACGAACACAGAGCGTCACAGGTGAGCACAAGGTTGTTTAGGTCATAGGCATAGCCCAGACATGCTAGATGGCCACTGTACGGCGTCCCTAGGCCATGCAGTGAGTGCATAGCTAGACCCCCCGAGCTATGCATATTTGCGTGTCAATAGACACAAGCGCATAGCAGGTATGCAAAATTGCATACACATTGCCACAATGTTGCCACAATTCCAGGCGATAAAAGATAATCGAAAAACAAAAGGAAATTGAAATGGAACGAACCAAGAACTTTACAAACGCGGAATTTAAAGCTTTGCCGCGTAATGATGATGGTGACGTGCTAGATTTATATGAAGCGTTCGTTTGGTTGACGCCGAAGCAAGTAGACGCTCTATCAGGTGATGATTATTCACGCGTGGATGATTATGAAGAGGAAGTAAGATATATGTTTGCCACAGAAGCGCGTTGATACAACCGGACGGGTGGCGTAATGTCGCCCGTCCCATTGTTTCAATGTGAAAGGTAAAACGATGTTAAAAACAAACGCGTCAATTAGAAGGTTTATTGAATACCAAAAGCGGGCAAACCCGGATAGCGTATATCTTGTGGATGCATGGAGAGAATATGAAACATATGCGCACTTTGTATCGGACACCAAAATACCTAAAACATTTAAAGAATGGATTACAGGATGAAAGTTAAGGACGCGATCCAATACGGTAAGATCAGCACAGGCAATAGCAAAATGCCGGGCACAACGTTTGCCATCGATGCATTCGCGTGCATCACCGGATCAAAGCTGGCACAGATCGAGGGCACACCGTGCCATTCGTGCTACGCCAGAAAGCTTCAACGCTTGCGCCCTAGTGTCGATAAAGGCTGGAAGGCAAACCTTGCCAAGTGGAAGCATAGCGACCCCATAGAGTGGATTGCCAGTATGGTATTCCAGATCGAACGCTATAACACAGACGGCTATCACCGTTGGTTCGACAGTGGTGATCTACAATCTACGGAAATGCTAGACGCTATCGTCGCTGTGGCACGCATGACGCCAAATGTCCGCCACTGGCTCCCTACGCAAGAACGCAAGCTTGTCGCGGATTGGTTAAAGCTAGGCTTTACCTTGCCAGATAACCTTAACGTTCGCGTTAGCGCGGCAAAGCTGGATGGGGACAAGCCCAAGGGGATAAATGGCTCGCAAGTGTACACCAAGGGACAAGCCGCCAAGGGCTACGCTTGTCCCGCACGTACACAGGGCAACAATTGCGGCGACTGTCGCGCTTGTTGGTCCCACACTGTACCGCTAGTTAGCTATCCCAAGCACTAGGGTTGCAACCTTGTACAAGGTGGCCCATAGTCACCTTGTGCGATGTTATAACC